GACATTCTTTGTATTGATAGTTAGTTGCCCTGAATTGGCAATGGAGCCAGCAGCGAAGAAATGTAAGCTGGCATTTGCAGGGACTATTAATGCAGTAGTTGTTTCTTGCCTCACCACATAAATATCTCGAACATTAGCACCTATCGCCGTGATAGCATCATCAATAGTTGCATAAGCACGAGTGTCAGTCCAGACACCATTTGGAGATGTTACAATGACATCTGGGAAGTAGTCACTGAATGCAATAGATGCAATTGCTAAACAGGCAAAAGTTACTGAAATTATCCACTTTTTCATATTATACTCCAATCATTACTACGTTGTCTGGTAAAGTTGCATGACCAGATGTTTTCCACAATTCATCAGCTGCAGCACCAGCAGCAACTTGTGTTGCACCTGATTTCATGTTTAAGATTCTTACTCCTCCAGCGCCAACTTCTTGAGGATCGATTACTAAATCACTTCCATCATAGCTTATAGATGCATCTTTTCCTGTACCGAAGAAGAAATTTTTATTGTCATCTATAAAGATACCAGTAGTGAAACCTCCAAACTCAAATTCCACAGGCTCATCATTAACAGTATTAGGGATAATTTTTATGTATCTAGTGGAGTGATTACCATAGAAAGTAATCGACGTGAGCCAGTAGACCACACCTTGAAGGTTAGCCGATCTTCCATGGGCTTCACTACTCCCATTATAGTAATTAAAATATATGGTTGGATCAGCTACATTCCCAAGCCAGAATTCGGTCTCATCATTTATAAAGGCGAAGTAGGTAGGATCAGAGAGAGGAAATCCGACTTTTGTATTCTCAGCATCGCCAAATCTTATCTCAGGATTTCCATTTGTAATAGATCCAATTTCAACCATTTTTACATTGTCTTTGTTAAAGATTTGGAGCCACTCCCTGTTATTATTAGAGAGACCAGAATCCTCTATCGAGATCATTGGTTCAGTTGAGCCGTTGAAGACTGCTCTGAAAGCAGTGAGAAGGCCAAGAACAAGTGTGATGCTGTTGGATGAGATACTCCAATCACCTGTTAAGTCAGTAGTTCCGTCTGCTTTTAGATATCCAGCAAGCATTGTTCCTAAGGAACTCAATGTAACAACATCATTAGGGTCTACTGGATTCCCAGATTTAATCGGCTCGTCAGTTTCAATGGCTGCATCATAGTCTCCATTCTCATAGCCATGAATATCTTCCATTGAACCTATTCTGATATACTTAATCGCCATCAAGCACCGATAGATTGTTCAAATTCCGAATAATCTTTCCAAGGTTCATCGACTAACAATTGCTCAAAGGATGTGACCTTTCTTTCATCAAGCCACTGCTTTTCATCTTCACCAAGTTCCTTAGCTTTATCCCACCACTTGTCAATATCTATATACCGTCCGAATCTTTTAGCGATAAGTTCCTTATTTCTCTGCATCATCTCTTCGCCTCCAAGAACATAACATGAGACAAGGAATCCAAAAGCATGAGGAAAGTTTCCGCTGTCACTGTAGAGTCTATACTGATGTGAGTGGAAATTGTTGGAAGGTTTAATGTCTTTAATGTAGATGAGATTTTCTTTTCTAGGTTCTTCAGGAGGTTTTGGAAAGGGACCTATGTGAATGCAGGGATTAGTTGGCACTGCCCAATTTTTAAAGCCGAGAAGCCAAGGCTTAATTCCAATGTGCATATCGCCTCCGCCCCAGCTAATTTTGTGCTCTGAAAGTGCTCCATAGCCACCGAGACCATTTTGGTTATCAAGGAACCAGTCTCGCCTACACATCCAGGGCATACCTTTCCAAGTTATAGTCTGCTCGTAATCATAAAAGATGTTCCAGTCTCCAAGTTCATTCTCTGACATATCTCGGTCATGTCGAGCAGTCCGCTCATGATGATGTGCCCAGGTGATAGGAGCGTGTGCGAAGGCTAGTGAAGAGTTATTGAAGTGTCTTTCCATGAAATTTACTAAGTTAACGATACAATCCCTGCCAACTATCATGTGAGAATCTAAACACATGACATAGTCACCAGAGGACTCTCTTATAGCTTTCTCACGAGCTGTGAAGAGACAGTTGAAATCTTGACGGTAGATTTTCAAAATTCCTTCTTTACAATAACTCATTGGGAGAGCACTTTTAAGCATCTCATATACAGTGCCATCCGAGTTATCAACAATGACTATCTCTCCAGCGCCTTTTCCTAGCGGTCTCAATTCTTCAATACAAGAACGGACTGTGACAACTAACATTGCAACATCGTTTCTGTTAGATATTATTATGGAGACTTTTGGATTCATCTGATTGATTTACCTTTCAATCTACCGATTTCGAGGAAGATTCCTTTAAGTCCATCGATTAGAATGTCGTCCCACTTGACCGGCGTGATCTTGACAATTTTCTCGAGGATCATAAAGCCGAGAAGGAAATATTCCCAGTTGCTTGCTACAAAGTCCATTATTTTTCTCCTACTTTTATCTCTTTAATCTTGCAAGTTTGAAGATATTGTTTAGTGAAGATAGCGTAATCTGCAGCATCAACCACTCCATCATTGTTAAGATCTGCTGAGGGACATTCTACATTTATGAGAGCTCTTTCACTTAAATCACTTTCTCCATATTTATTACTAGCACTGACAAAGAATTGATAAAGGCCTGGGGAAAGATTCTTAATTGTGAATGAGTTGTCAGTGATTCCTTCATCCACTTGTGATTCAGTTTCATTATCTTTTAATGTGTAGACAGTGAAAAAATCACATTCTTGAGGAAGCCATTCTAACTTAACATTGAATGTGTAGCCAGCGAATGCCACTGTGGACCACAGGAGACTGATTAAGACAATTTTCCCTGCGAGGCTAATCATCTACTTTCTCCCCAAGAATAATGATTCCCATCTTTCCATCGACCTCCCCAGGAACCTCCGATGGACTCCCAGAATAATCCGAGAGGTTTGTGGTCAGAGGTTTTCCTGAGATACTTTCCATTCTTGAACAAGTTTAAGTCAATCGCTAGTTTTTTATAGTGGAAACTTCCTCTCCTGTGACCATCTTTTGCCCAGACATCGCCAATAGTGACTTCATAACCAAGTGAGTAAGCGTAGAGAATTAATAAAGGGACTTTCTTAGCAAACTCACTCTGATGCTGTCTCAGGCTCATCTTTACCTTCAGATGTAATGTCGACTATTAATCCACTGGCTCTTGCAGCTGCAGTGCCTCGGGCTTTGAATGCTTCGAGTTCTTCCGAAGTCAAGACAGTGCTAACAGACTGACTCTGGATTCTCGTGGGAACTCGCAATCCGCTGAATTCCATGAGAACATCCTTAGCAGCATCTTTCTTATCTTTCAATCCAAGTTCACCAGAGTCATCATCGAAGACTTCATTGTAGACAGAAATAGCTTTCTTCGTCAACACTCGAATTTTTTCTGTATCTTTTTTAGCTTCTAAATCCCTACCGTAGCGGAGCTCGGAAAGTTTCTTCTCACCCAGATCAGAATTAATCGTTGCTGAGACCGTACTAGGATCAATGTTGAGGATCTCTGCAATCTCTACATTCTTAAACCCTCGTGCTGCCAAGTTAAGTATCTCATGACTGCGCTGCCAAAGTTGCTTAATGTGATAAGTGCCCTCACTCCTCGGCTTGCGCCTCTGATCACTTTCCGCATACTCAAATCCATAGAGACCGTTTCTCCTCTCAACGCCTTCCATCCGTAGCGGACTTTCTCCAACTTTCTCTACCTCACTCACTCTAACCACCTCCATTCTCCTGCCTACATTATAACACACTTTTAGTGCGGTGTCAACGTAATATTCGGTATTTTTCTACTCTCTACAAATCACGGAAGTTTGTCCAAATTCCGAACAATCTCCTCACCTAACATCCTACATTTTTTCATTTTACAACTCGATGCACGTGACGTGTGACTCGATGCATATGTACAATGTTGTACATTATATGAATCTTTCAGACAAAATGTGAGAGTGGCAACCCCGCCGCTAATCACATGAATCTCCCCCATCGAGTCGACGAACTGAAATGTTCAATGATATCAATATGTTGAGTGAGGGAATAAATAATCCTTGACATGGTATATCATTCATGTAATAATGCGTCATGATCGAGATTCAGTCATCGAGTGTTCATTGACAATTTTATATGAGTGCAGTTCATGTCATACATTCCAACATGAAAGGGGATAATGACATGGATAATACAATAGGGAAAATGATCGGAGTGGTGGAACATGCTCTTTCGATAACCAATGATGCAGGGGACAAATGCTCTTTGTCAATCAAGATTGATTATCGATCTTGTTCGGACAATGACATCCGGCAATGGTTGACCTCGAATCGAATCATTGCTGGTCAACGACCCTGGAGAAAATTGACCTTGGAAGAGATACGAGAATTGAATGGCCAGACGTTTAATGCAAGTACCATTGGTCAGACAATTAAATCCCGTGAGCAGCAAAAAGCGGAACTCGTAACAACATTCATGAATGCCGGAGTTGCACAACAAAAAGCCGAACAATTAGCCAATGCCGCCCTTGATAACCCAGAAGCATTAACAATCAAGAGCGAATAACCATTAACCGGCATGAACTGCACAAATATAGAAAGGAGGGAATTATGTATAATAGAGATGATCTATACAGAGATATAGTCGACAATATCTATAGAGATTCTAAAGAGCTTAATGAAGACGAGTTTAAAGAAGTTACTACAGATAGATTAATACGGCTGGTGAATAATATCGAAAATGATAGAATATAACCAATATCTTAAAAGGACAATGACAGAAGTTGTTGTCCTTTCTTTTTGCTCAAAGATCGTAACTCAAAGTGAGGGAATCGAGATCGTTCAAAATTTAAATGATCTTTAAGAAGAGGGAGACATGGTACAGAGAAATGCCTTGACATTGACCATATTTATGATATTATGGTTAATGTCGTTAATTTGGTCATTATGGTTAATATGGTCACTTAGTGCTTTAGTGCTATTGCGTTGCCCACCCGTGGTTTTAGTGCTGTAGTGTCAACATTATGGTTAGTGTTGTTAATATATATAATATATATAATATAGATAGTGTATATAATACATATATATGTATATATAAATATATTGTTAGTGCCGAACTAACCATATTAACGACATTAACGACATTAACGGCACGAGGGGAGGACGCAATGGGACTAAAGCACTTAATATAGTAAGTGTAGTAAATGTGGTCAATTTGGTCATTATGGTCAATGTGGTTAGTGCCGTTCCAAACAATGAACATTTAGAGAAAGGAGACAAATGAGATGAGTGAAGAGAAAGAGTAT